GGTCGTAAACCTAAAGCACTAACAGCACTTGTACGTAACTGCGTAAACATGTTTGGTACATTAAACTTAGGCTTAGTGGCAACTAACCATACATACGCAAGCCAAGATATGTTTGACCCAGATGATAAAATATCAGGTGGTCAGGGCTTTATCTACGCTTCGAGTATTGTTGTAGCTATGCGCAAACTTAAACTTAAAACAGACGCTGATGGTAATAAGACAACAACAGTTAACGGTATACGTGCCGCTTGTAAGATTATGAAAACACGTTACGCTAAACCGTTTGAGTCAGTACAAGTAGAGATTCCATATGAAACCGGTATGAGTCCTTACTCAGGTATGGTAGATATGTTAGAAGCTAAAAACCTGCTTAAGAAAGAAGGTAATAGTTTAGTGTACACATTGTCCGACAGTACTGTCATTAAGAAATTTCGTAAAGCATGGGAACGCAACGAAGATGAATGTTTAGATAAAGTTATGAAAGAAATTTCATCTAATCTTCATTTGCTAAGTACAGAAGTTACTAAAGTTACAGATGACGTATCTGAAAACGAAGTACTTGAACAAGGAATTGAATAATGAGTATTGATGTGGAAATTTTAAGTGAAATGTGGCTTACTACTAAAGAATACATTTCGCAAAAAGATCGCCAAGCAGTAGCAGATCATGTAGTTAATGTTGTGGCAGACCATAGCATTACAGAAGCAGACCTGAAAAAGTTTGGTGGTACGGATGCCTACTTACGTCGCGCAGTAGAAGAATACTTGGGCGAGGAAGCTGAACCTGAAGATGACTACGATGACGAGTAAGTATGTGGTATAACAAAGTAGTACAAAATATTGGCACTTTACCTGACTTCATCGATTACTACACTACTGAACTAGATGTAGCTAAACGTGAAGTCAAGGTAAATGGTAATATTGAAAAAGGCCTGGCTACTTTACCTGGAGTTACAGAGCAACGTTTCAATCAATTACAAGAGATTGAAGCGGTGCTTAACTTTCTCAACATCAAACTTCGCAAAATTCGACAAGACCACTATAAAAAATATCTCGAAGCCTATGCACGTGCGCTGACTAGTCGCGATGCTGAAAAGTATGTCGACGGCGAAAGCGAAGTTATTGATATGGAAACTATCATTAACGAAGTTGCTCTACTGCGTAATAAATGGCTTGGTATTATGAAAGGGCTTGAAGCAAAATCATACATGATTGGGCATATTGTTAGACTGCGCACAGCAGGAATGGAAGATGCAACAGTTAACTAATCCGGTTGATGAGTTATTAGCACAGTGGGAAGAAGTTAAGTACCTTTCTTCACATATTGGTCCAACTGATAATATTGACATATTAGATTATATGCAACGCAAAAGTCAACTCATGCATTATTCACAAGAACTCCGCTACGCAAGATTAAGTAATGATGCTATAGGCGAAGCAGAATATACAGCAAAATTCATCGAAGCATACACTACTTTTAGCAAAGACTTTATTTTTAGGATATTAAAAAATGGCTAGACACGCACTTAAGGTACTAAATCAACTTAGGGAGTACGATAGCTTTCTTGATAGTCTGCATACAATTGTAGACATGGGCTGTGGATCCGGCGAAGACATTGCATGGTGGGCAACACTAGAATCACGCGATGATCCTCCTGTACCGTACAACTATAACTGTATAGCAGTCGATCGCGATGCAACAAAACTTGCGCAAATACCTAAACTTAAGAACATTCACACATACGAAAAAGATTTTAATAAACCGTGTTTACCTGTACAAGCTGATCTATTGTGGTCGCATGACAGCTTGCAATACAGTACTAATCCTATCGAAACGTTGCGAGTGTGGAACGAACAAATGAACGTCAATGCCATGTTGGTATTGAGTATTCCGCAACATAGTGGAGTTGCCGATAACAAATATTATAGTCGCACACACAGCGGGTGCTTTTATAATTTTACGCCAACTAGTTTAATCTACATGCTGGCAGTGAATGGATTCGATTGTAATGATGCGTATCTACTTAAGGCATTTAATGATCCGTGGATACACATAGCGGTATACAAATCAGATATTGCTCCGATGGATGCAAGTACAACATCATGGTTTGATCTTATCGATGCAGGACTATTAAATCTGACTGTGGTTAATTCTATTAATCAATATGGATATCTACGTCAAGAAGATATATTATATCCATGGTTAGATAAAGAAAACTACTTCGTTGACTACGTAAGTCAGTGGACTGAAATTCCAGAAGAAGCTACTCGAACTTTTGATGGTGTCATTAATATATCTACACCATCGGACAAACAGACAATCAAACAGGCAAACATAATTAAAGAAACCAAGATAGCCAAGCCAGTTGGCATTATGCGGCCACCAAAGAAAAAATATGATTAATCGAGTTGTACTTGTAACTGGGGGATTCGACCCCTTACATAGCGGCCATATAGAATATTTTAAAGCGGCTCGAGCATTAGGTAACATACTAGTCGTCGGAGTAAACAGCGATGCATGGGTAGCTCGTAAGAAAGGCCGAGCATTTATGCCAAGTACCGAACGTATTGCTATTATCGAAAACCTACAGATGGTTGATCATTGTATACTATTCGATGACAGTGATGGTAGTGCTATAGAAGCCATTAACAACGTTAAATTAATGTATCCTAACAGCCACATTGTATTTGCCAATGGTGGTGACAGGACCAAGGATAACATTCCCGAAATGAAATGTAAAGATGTAGAATTTGTCTTTGGTGTTGGCGGCAAAGAAAAGCGTAATAGTAGTAGTTGGATATTAGAGGAGTGGAAATCACCAAAAACTCTCCGAGAATGGGGCTATTATCGCGTATTACATGACGTTCCGGGTCTAAAAGTAAAGGAATTAACCATCAATCCTGGCAAGCAACTAAGTATGCAGAAACATTATAATAGATCTGAATTATGGTTTATAGCAGACGGTGAAGCAACTGTGGGTGAATATAGTCGTGTTTACCCAACTACTATCCAATCGCCGCATCTACCTAAACATTCAACACACCGAATACCAGAAGAACAATGGCATCAATTAGCTAACCCTTTCAATAAATCCTGTCGTATAATTGAAATACAATATGGCGACATTTGCGTTGAGGACGACATAGAACGTCAAGCATAAATACACTATAATTTAAGGCATTGACATGCGAGCAAGCGAATTTTTAAAAGAAGCAAAGCTAACCCCAGCTGAACTATTTGTGCCAAAGTATTTAGATTGGCGTCCAGCGGCGTTTTTACAAAAACTAAAAGATCGTACACCATTTGTAGATGCATTAGGTGCAGACGCTAATCAATATATACCTGCGGTAGGCGAATATCAACGACTAAAACCTATTGTTGATGCCGCAATACAGGCTAGATTACAAGATCCGCATGCTAAAATTCCAAGTATGGTATTAAATTTAGAAGGCGGTGGTTCTATTCCTGTAAGCCAATTAGAAAAAGCAGACCTACAAACTAGAAAAGGTCAAGCAAGCACACCAGTGAATGTACAACCAATAGGCATTGGTATTGCGGCTGATCCTATTCACCCTGCAGGTACTAAGCCTAAAGATCGTGTACCTGTAACTACAGCAGACGAAATTAAAAAAGCACTTGATGCAAACAAAGGTATTTCAGTAGGGGACTTGGCAAATATTATTCAAACTAATCAAATATTAGATCAAGCAGGTGCATTGGGCGCGGCTATTAAGAAAGCTGCATATGAAATTACACAAGGCATAACCCCTGATCTTAAAGAGTACGATGAAAAAACACAAAAAGTTATTGCAATTGATGCGGGCGAGTATTTGGGTATATTAGAAATGGCGCACGGCGTTGCTAATTTTCCTAAGAAAGATCAGTTCTTAGCATTCCTAAATGCTCCTGACTTAACTAACTTAACTATGATATTCCCAGGCGAACAAAATTCACAACTATCAGACAGTTACGGTGTGCAAAATGCGCAAACAGGACAAACAATTTTAATTAGTAGTAAAGGCGGCATTGGAAAATCAGCTGTAGGCGCGGCACCTGCTATAAGCGGATTAACAATATCTGACAGATTAACAAAAGATGCCAAGCCTGGCAGTGGTGTAGAATTTCTACAGTTGATACAAAATTCAATTACAATCAATCAGCCATTTGTTGCTTGGAATTTCTTGGCAAAATACTATCCGCAGGATGTTCCAGATATGTATAAGCAGGTATTGCCTTTTACAAATGAAGACATTTCAATTATCAATGCTAACATCAAAGGTAAAGCCCAGTTACCAGAGAAGTTTAATACAATATTACAAACTAGAACTATTACTGCAAGAGCTACACCGGGCGGAATCTTATTCTACTGTGCAGCCAAAGACTTAGTGGACTTTGTAAATAAGGCAGAGCCTATTCCAGATTTCAGACAGACCATTCTTGAAATATTAGACGAGAATTTTGTACAAATCTTTACTCGTGTAGTTGGCAAAAAACTTACAGCATCTGTGTTATGGCCAGGAAAAGTAGATGGCAACGTTCAACTCTGGACCAAAGCAGAAGCAGCAAGTCCTTCGTCGGCAGGATTAAGTTTTAAAGTTACAGATTAATTGTTGACAACGATCCTTGGTCGTGTTATAATAGTATTTTAATAACAACTTAGGTACATACTATGTCAAAAAAAATAGCGTCGGTTGAAAAATACAACATTGATAACTGTGATGCCGTATTTGGTGGTAATCGATTCCAGTTAATCTTAGCCGCAGGTGTACGTGGCCACGAAATTGCAAAAACACGTGTTATTGCCGCACGTAACGCAGGATCAACTACAGCACAACCTAAATATGAAAATCTTCCCACTGTGCAGGCACTACTAGATGTAGAAGCAGGTACCTGTGGTGTAGAATACTTAACTAAAGTCGGCAAACAAATTAGGCAATAATTTATTTGGGCCTTTAGCTCAGTTGGTTAGAGCGTCCGACTCATAATCGGAATGTCACTGGTTCAAGTCCAGTAAGGCCCACCAAACAACACTACCCCGGTGGTCCAAGGAATGGGCACCGTTCTTCTAAAGCGGCTTATATTGGTTTGAATCCAATCCGGGGTACCAATATTTAAATAAAGGAAATAAGATGTCAGATATAAATGAATACGATTATGAACAAGTAATGGCAGAATTTTTAGCCAACGGTGGTCAGATACAACAAATAGCTCGTGGTGTACAAAGTGAAACAGCAACAACTAACTTCTGGGGTGCACCAAAGAAAAAAGCCGCAGTTGAAGCAGTAACTGAACTTGGTGCTGCTGGTATTGACGTAATTGACGATTAAACTAGTATCGTAAAAATAAAAGATAAATAAATTAACAAAGAGGTTGACAGGCTAATAAATAGACTGTATACTAGTTGTTATAGTAATAAATTAATTAAAGGAAAGCGAAAGCAAAATGTTTAACCAGCTACATCAATTTAATATATCGAAACAAGTGTCAGCACTTGCCACGATGTCTTATTGGTCAGCGATTGAGACATTAGGCAATGATCGCACACCGAATAGTATCTATGGGGATCTTAATTAGAGTTTATATAATAATATAACAGTGAATTTTAATTAAGAACCCTAGAGCAGAAATGTTACTAGGGTTTTTTGTTTTTAAGGAGCCGAAGATGGATAAAAAACAAATTGTTCAAACGCCGACTCCGGAACAACGGATAGTGATATTAGAACAAAAATTAGAAAGAGTAACAAAATTATTAACAGAAAATGCTAATCTTTTAAAGAAACTTTCTAAGTAGTAGCAGTACGTGTTACGCGAAACGAGATCGCAGCCTGCACGTTAACTAGGCAAATGGGCGGACAAGTGGATGGCATGTTCTTTTGTGAACAGAAAATACTTGTTATAATAAAGTGCATTAATCGGCAACTAGGTCCCATGCAACGTGGACTATGTCTTAGGCGAGTAATTAGTGTGCTTTATTATACGCATTCATATGAGTGCGTTAACAGTTTGTGGATAGTCCTGTTGGGTCAGGAGTCTAGCCATGCTAGGTCAAGATCGCAACTTGTTGGGTTCGATTCCCAGTCTACAATTTAACACGGCTCCTATCTATTGCCTACGGGGATAGCTTAGGAGTTATTTTATAACTCTCGTTCGCCTAGTCTGGTATGGCACTTGCTTTGGGAGCAAGAAGAACGTAGGTTCGAATCCTACACGAGAGACCATTTAACGGGTGATGAGCAGCATTGGCGACTGCAGCAGACTGTAAATCTGTGTCCTCTGGAAACTAGGTTCGACTCCTAGATCACCCACCAGGTTTGGGACGATAGCTCATTTGGAAGAGCAAGATGCTTTTAACGTCGAGGTGGTGGGATCGTAGCCCACTCGTCCCACCAATGTTGACTATAGTGTAGCGGCAACACTCAGGATTGTGATTCCTGCATTATGGGTTCGACCCCCATTAGTCAACCCAGCAAATTTTAAGGCCGATTCGTATAATGGTTATTACACGGGATTGTCTATCCTGCTACGAGAGTTCGATTCTCTCATCGGTCGCCAAGTTATTCCGGTGTAGTATAATGGCAGTGCGACGGTCTCCAAAACCGTTAGTGGGGGTTCGATTCCCTCCACCGGAGCCAGTTTCAAATAGTGGTTGACAGAAAATATCAAAAATGCTACACTATATAGATAGTAACAAATAAGTAAATGGAAGAAAGCCGTAACAATATGTATTCGAGGTTAGGAGAGTACGGCAAACCGTCCAAGGGTAGCTGATGCCTGTGGTGCAACTCCACCGTTGAAATCAGTCATGATTCTGCACATGATAACAGGCCTGTACTGGCCGCAGAACTTTTATAGCGCGGTGGAGAAGTGGCAACTCATCAGTCTCATAAGCTGAAGATCGGGGGTTCGAATCCCTCCTGCGCAACCAACACAGGAGAAGTAACATGGCAGTGAAAAAAGCAAATCCAATGCAGACACGCACAGGTAAACCACGGTTAGGTCCATTGAACCTAACACAATTAAATCCCATGTTAGAAAAGACTAGTAGGAAAAAGGATCAAGCAAAGATCCGTAGTCGTATTAGAATATTAGAAGCACGTAAGTAAAAGTTTTAACCGCCGGCTTGCGCAGAGTGGGATTGCACCTGACTTGTAATCAGGCTTCGTAAGATAGAGAGTGTTCGATTCACTCAGCCGGCACCAGTTTTAAAATGCAGCTATCGTCTATCGGTTAGGACATCGGGTTTTCATCCCGGCAAGCGGGGTTCGATTCCCCGTAGCTGTACCAGTAATATGCCTCTGTGGTGGAATTGGTATACACGCTGGTCTTAGAAGCCAGTGCTGAAAGGCTTGAGAGTTCGAGTCTCTCCGGGGGCACCAAAAGTTTTATGCGGGATTAGTTTAATGGCAAAACTGGAGTTTTCCAAACTTCTGTCATCAGTTCGATTCTGATATCCCGCTCCAAACACTAGCTTTACACTTTGCGCTTTATCGAAAGTGGGTAATTGGCAATTCCATAGCGCCAGGGCACACACGATGGTCTAGACCATGCCACAAGTCCCATTGCCGGGAGCCTTGAAAGTATCGTGGGTTATTTGTTGTTATATCCATAAGATAACAGCTGGACAGGGTAACTACTCAGTTCTGGGCTAGGTGGTGCTGGTAGCAGAACACTTACACAAGGATACATATTGAAAAATCTTTATTGCGCCGCTCCGTGGAGAGGATTACATATAGCTACAAATGGTGATGTTAAACCATGTTGTGCAGGTACCTACGGATTTGGCAATATAAACAATGATAACATTGAAGATATATTAAATGTACCCAAATGGCAACAGCTACGTCAACAGATTGCCGATGATATAGTACCATCATACTGCGGAACTTGTGAACGTAATGGGCTAGCGGCTGAACGCTCTTGGCATAATACTATGAGTCCCAACATCGGCGACTTAGGTATTGATCATCACGGTCCGGCAATACTCGACGTACGTTGGAGCAATGCTTGTAATTTAAGTTGTATCTATTGTAACCCTAATGATAGTAGCATGTGGGCTAAAAAATTAAATTTACCCCTACTGACTAAACGTAAAGACTACTACACTAATATTATCAATTATGTGCAGTCTAATCAACAGCATCTGCGAGTTGTGGCATTTATTGGTGGCGAACCGTTATTAATCCCGCAGTGTGCGGAATTACTTGATGTAATACCAGAAGATGTTATCTGTCAGATGATTACTAATTTAAGTATGGATTTAGAAAATAATCCAGTGTTTAAAAAATTAGCATTACGAAAAAATGTATCGTGGTCCGTGAGTTTTGAAAATGTAGGACAACAGTTTGAATATGTGCGTAGAGGCGCAAGCTGGAATCAATTAACTAAAAATTTATTGATGCTTAAAGAATTAGAACAAACGCAAAATCATTCAATTGATATACACACTGTATTAAACATTTTAAGTTTAGACAGTATGAATGATTTAGTAAAGTTTGGTGTAGAACAACAAATACAGCATGTTATAAATTTTTTAGAAGATCCTACAGCATTAGATCTACGTAGATTTCCTGTGCAGGTAATTGAACATATTAGAACTAAGATTCAGCCAGCATACGAAATTATGAATCAGCAGGACAAAGATACATTTGATGATTATTTTAATAATAACTTAAAACCCAACGATAATCAAGTTGCAGAGTTTTATAAATTTATTAAAAACATGGAAACAGCTGAATTAAAATTTAGTGAGTTATGGCCAGACCTACATAACTTATTAAGTAATAGAAATACGGGGGTGTAGCTCAGTTGGGAGAGCGCATGCTTTGCAAGCATGATGTCGCAAGTTCGATCCTTGTCACCTCCACCATTTATTCCGAAGTAGCGTAGCGGTAGCGCAGGAGACTGTTAATCTCTTGGTCGGTGGTTCGATCCCACCCTTCGGAGCCAAATTAAATGCTTCAATAGCTCAGTTGGTAGAGCACAGTGTTGATAACGCTTAGGTCCCTGGTTCGAGTCCAGGTTGAAGCACCAAGGAAGTTACTGAGGTCGGCTCCTCACACAGTCTTGAAAACTGTAGTTACCAGGAATGGTAAATCGTTCGATGCGATTAACTTCCGCCAAATACTTGACACTGTTGATAAACGGTGTTATAATAGTTGTATAGTAAGAAATTAGGAGAGTTGGCCGAGTGGTCGAAGGCAGCGGCTTGCTAAGCCGTCCTCCCAGTAATGGGAGCATAGGTTCGAATCCTATACTCTCCGCCAAACAACAGAACCGGCCACGCCTCTTAATAATGCGCAACATGGTAAGCTGGATTTACAGCTAAAACTTGAGGACGCTCAAGGCTTCGGTCGTCCGGGAGGATAACTCCCAACCCTTTTCCCTTATAGTTTAATTGGCTCATGGTGTAGTGGTAGCACAACAGGTTTTGATCCTGTTAGTCCTAGTTCGATTCTAGGTGGGCCTGCCAATAACGGCCCGTAATTCAACTGGATAGAAAGCAAGTCTTCGAAACTTGAGGTTGGGAGTTCGAATCTCTCCGGGCCGGCCAAATATTACTGCTCAGTAAGATTGACAGTTTGACAAAATGATAGTATAATATACACATGACTGAAGATCAACAATTAGCCTGGGACATATTAAGTACACCTAGTTATGCGGACTTTAAAGAGTATCGTAAGACTCATCGTACTACATGGTTAACTAAAACACGCAAAATCTTATTGATCAGTGACATGGATACAGCACACATCATAAGTTGTATTAACATGTTAGAACGATTAGAACAACAGTATACATTTGCCTATGGCGGTCTAATAGAAGAACTACGTAAGAGAGGACAGGAATGATGAAACCATGGATTGAAAATATTAGTCTTGATGATGTACGCAAAGGATATCACTACGACCCAGGTTTTAACAGTATGCTAATACAGATTGTAGATCCTGGTACAGAATTTCCTACACCTAAGTATGCATTCCGTACTGTGCGTCAGTTTTACTTCTTAGATGTAGAAGAAAGTGACAGCGATAAGTTTTACTATGAGGCGGCAATTACCAACGCCGATGCTAAGGGTATTGCTGAAGCATTAAAAGAAGCATGGGAACAAAGTATGAATGTAGTGGTACACTGCCATATGGGTGTAGCACGTAGTGGTGCGGTGGCAGAAGTAGGGCATATGATTGGATTTAGAGATACAGAGAAATACCGTATCCCAAACCTAATGGTCAAACATAAATTAATGTATTACTTGGATTTAGTCTAGTAGTAAATACAATATAAGGGCAGTATATGAAAAAACTGAATTTCGATGAAGTACGTGATTTTATCAATGCACAAAGTACAGAAACAAAAATCTACATTGGTGGCGATAGTACACGTTTCCGTAAAAATGGACAATGGCATGCTGAATACACTTTAGCTGTGGTTGTCCACATTGACGGCAAACACGGCTGTAAGATATTTGGTGAAAGTTCAACGGAAGTAGACTACGACCAAAAACGTAATCGTCCTAGTATGCGCCTAATGAATGAAGTTTACAAAATTTCAGAACTGTACTTAAAACTACACGAAGTATTAGAAGGGCGCGATGTTGCTGTACACTTAGACATCAACCCAAACGAAGCTCACGGTTCAAGCTGTGTAGTTCAACAGGCCATTGGTTATATTCGCGGAACATGCAATGTTATCCCAATGGTTAAACCAAACGCATGGGCCGCAAGTTACGCGGCTGATAGATTGCATCACGTATTAGCAGCATAATTTAATTATATAAGGATTAACATGGATTATAAAATAGCAGACATTAGCCTAGCGGCATGGGGTCATAAAGAAATTGCAATTGCAGAAACAGAAATGCCAGGGTTAATGGCAATTCGTAAAGAATTAGAAGCCGAGCAGCCACTTAACGGCGCACGTATCACAGGGTCATTACACATGACTATTCAAACTGCGGTACTGGTACAGACTCTTGTAGCATTAGGCGCTGAAGTACGTTGGGCAAGTTGCAATATTTTTTCAACACAAGACCATGCCGCGGCAGCACTAGCTGATTCGGGTATTCCTGTATTTGCTTGGAAAGGCGAAACAGAAGATGAATACTGGTGGTGCTTAGAACAAACAGTTAAAGGTCCAGATGGTTGGGTTCCTAACATGTTGTTAGATGATGGGCATGACCTAACTTGGTATATCCATGTTAACTATCCAGAACTATTAGCAGACATCCGTGGTGTAACAGAAGAAACAACCACGGGTATCCATAAAATTAACGAAGCTATTGCCAACGGCAGTTTTAAACTACGTGCTATCAACGTTAACGATTCAGTAACTAAGAGCAAGTTTGATAACTTATATGGTTGTCGTGAAAGCCTAGTTGATGCTGTTAAACGTGCTACAGATGTTATGATTGCTGGTAAGGTTGCTGTGGTAGCAGGCTATGGTGATGTAGGTAAAGGTTCAGCACAGGCATTGCGTGCCTTAAGTGCCCAAGTTTGGGTAACTGAAGTTGATCCAATCTGCGCCCTACAAGCCGCAATGGAAGGCTACAAAGTAGTTACCATGGACTATGCCGCAGACAAAGCAGACATCTTTGTAACAGCAACAGGCAACGTAGATATCATTACACACGATCATATGATGCAGATGAAACACAATGCTATTGTATGTAACATTGGCCACTTTGACAGTGAAATTCAAATTGCCAGTTTAGTTAAATATGAGTGGGATGAAATTAAACCACAAGTAGATCATGTAACCATGCCTAATGGTCGTAAGATTATTATCCTAGCCAAAGGACGACTAGTAAACTTAGGTTGTGGTACAGGACATCCAAGTTTTGTTATGTCAAACAGTTTT